AAAGGGCAATAGGAGCCAGCTACCGAGTTTTCCTCGGTGGTTGGCTCTTTTGTTGTAATACGCAGTGGGGAATGACGCTGTGGAATAAAGGAGAATAAAAAATGGCAGACGAAATTAGGACTTTTGATGAAATACTGGCTGACCCCACCTACAAGGCGGAGTTTGACAGGCGAATCACAAAGGCACTTTCGACTGTTCAGAGCAAGCTGGACGCGGAAGTGGAAAAAAACAAGCAGTTTCTGGCAAACGGCAACGCGGAAACGGACGCACTCAAAAAGGAGATCGAGGGCTACAAGTCCAAGATTGCCGATTATGACTACGCAGACGTTATCCGTAAAACGCTTTCTGAGAAGGGCGTGAAGTTTAGCTCTAAAGCTGCTGAGAAGGCGTATTTGGCAGACCTGAAAGCAAAGCACCTTGAAATCAAAGACGGCGCGCTTGATGGGTTTGACAAATGGCACGAGGAACAAGTCAGCGCTGATCCGTCCGCGTTTCAGGATGGCGTAAAAATTGACTGGTCCGCTGCTGTTGGCGGCGGTGAAAAGAAAACTGACACCAATGCCGCGATGAACAATCTGATTCGCGGCGCACTCAAGTAACAAAAAGGAGAATATAACATGGCAAGTATTGATCGTTCCGCACTTTCTGGCCTGATCCCGGAACCCGTAACCCGCGAGATCATGCAGGGCGCTATCGCTGAATCTGCCGTTCTGCGCATGGGCCGCAGACTGGCAAATATGTCCAGCAAGACGCAGACCATCAACGTGCTTGACGCACTTCCCTCCGCGTACTTTGTCAACGGCGAAGCTTCTGACAGCGGAGCTGGTGAGGCATTCAAGCAGACCACTAAGATGGCATGGGACAAGAAGAAACTGTATGCCGAGGAAATCGCAGTTATCGTACCTATCCCCGAGGCAGCACTCGATGACGCCGACTATGACATCTGGGGCGAGGTTAAGCCCCGCCTGACCGAAGCTTTCGGCAAGGTCATTGACGGCGCTATGCTGTTTGGCACGAACAAGCCCAGCACCTGGCGTGATGGCGTTGTGCCCTCTGCTATTGCTGCGGGCAATGGTGTTCCTGTCAGCTCTGACATTTACTCCGACATCATGGGAGAAGGCGGCTTGATTTCCAAGGTTGAACTGGACGGCTTCAACCCTAACGGTGTAATGTCTGCAATCCAGATGCGCGGCAAGCTGCGTGGCCTGAAAGACACCACTGGCCAGCCCATCTTCAAGACCGATATGCAGGGCGCTACCAGATACGGCCTTGACGGCATGGATATGTACTTCCCCATGAACGGCGCGTTCGATCCTGCGCAGGCGCAAATGATCGTCGGCGATTGGAGCCAGCTCGTCTATGCTATTCGCCAGGATATGACATTCAAGGTCTTTACCGAGGGCGTGATTCAGGATCCCGCCACGAAGGACATCGTCTACAACCTCATGCAGAACGATATGGTTGCACTGCGCGCTGTCATGCGTCTTGGCTGGGAGATTGCAAACCCCATCAACGCCTACAACGCGGAAAAGGTGAACCCGTTCCCCTTCTCCGTTTACGGCAAGGGCGGCGCTATTTCCACCGTTGCTGTGTCCCCTGCTACCGCCACCGTAAAGAAGGGCGAGAGCAAGCTGTTTACCGCCAAGGTTGACGGTGATGGCATCATCAACGGCGAGGTTGAATGGTCTCAGGATGGTGCGAAGAGCAAGATCAGCGACGAGGGCGTCCTGACTGTCTCCGCTACCGAAACCAAGGGCAGCATTACCGTTACCGCCAAGTCCAAGCAGGACGGCACAAAGACCGGCACTGCCACTGTCACTGTTTCTGGCTAATTTGAAAGGAGCTGACCCAATTGACATACGCTGATTACACATACTACTCCGGTGTCTATATGGGCACTGTAAGCAGTGGGGATTTTCCGCGTCTGGCTGTCCGGGCCAGCTCCTTCCTCGATTATTTCACGCAGAACCGGGCCAAGGACAATGCGGAGCTGGATGCGGTAAAGATGTGTTGCTGTGCGCTGGTTGACAAGTACGCGGTTATCGAAGCTGCGCAGACGCTTGCAATGAAGAACCTTGCGACTGCTGCCGTTAATGACGCAGAAGTCAAAAGCGAGACTGTGGGTGGGTATTCCCGCACACTTGCGACCGGCGGCGAATCTGCCGTTTCCGCACTGAACGCTACGGATGGAGCAAGAAAGCTGCTTGCAGAGACCTGCATGGAGTATCTCGCCCATACTGGCTTGCTGTACCGAGGGAGGGGGTGCGGATCATGTACGCTCCCCACACTGTAACGATCTACAATCCGGTCAAAGAAACCGACAAGGAGACGTTTCAGGAAACGCAAAAGCTGTATGTGACCGTACTTCGTGGCGTAATGCTGCAAGCCTCTAAAGCTGTTAACGTGCGCGAGAGCGGTCTTGCCGGAGCGGATGCAGTTGACCTCTACATTCCGTTTGGCGTGGAAGCCGTGGACGGTTTTACCGGCAAAGTGAAAACCTATGCCGGTCCGCAGCGGTTTTACGCCGCAGAGGACAAAACAGACCTGTGGACGCTTTCTGTCAAAGGCAATGGTGGGACAACGTTTTTCATCAAAGGTGAGTTTGTGACGGACAATGAAACTGTGGCGTTGGCTCAGGACAATTGCTACACCGTGACCAAGGTTGACGAGAAGGATTTCGGCAGCGTTGATATGCAGCACTGGCAGGTCGGAGGCGTGTGATATGGCGTTGAAATTCTCCGTTCAGGCAGACGGCATGGACGCTGTAAAAGAGGCCATTTCCAAGGGCTGTGATCGCGCAGAACACGTTCTGGCGGTGCAGGTCGCAAAAGATACCGCTCCGTTCGTACCTATGCTCACAGGCTCTCTTAGAACGCGCACAAGGGTAACGGGAAACACGGTTGTTTATCCAGGGCCGTATGCCAGATATCTGTACTACGGCAAACTGTACGTTGACCCACTGACCGGAAGCTCTTATGCGCGGAAAGGCGTTACGAAGGTTCCAGCGGTGCCGGAAAAGAATTTGATTTTCCACAGAACCGGGACCTGCTCCCATTGGTTTGAAGCCTCCAAGGCACAGAACATGGAGAAGTGGGTGCGTGTAGCAGAAAAGGCGGTGAAGCGTGATCTCTAAAGAAAAACCTGTAATGCTGGCATCCAGCAGCGAAAAGGCAGATCTTGACCGCCTGATGCTGATTTGGTCGAACCGCTTTCCCGGTATTCCGGAGAATGTGGATCTGATCAAGTACGAGTATTTCGCGGCGAAAACGGTAGGCATGGCGCTTTCCTCCGTTCAGGGGGCCGTTATCACCAAGAAGTATATCTGCGGTGGATATCAGGCGGAGTATTCGTTCGAAATCCATTACCAGATCGCTCCACCCGGCAAGAGCGACGATACACGCTTGAAGGCGGTTGAAGTGCTGAACAAATTTGCGGACTGGGCGCAGATGCAGCGACCGGACATTGGAGAGGGCAGGCGCGCCCTCCGCGTTGAGACTTCTGCGTTTGCATCGTATCTCGGCGCGACAAGCGACCAATACGAGGACTACATGGTCCCGCTAAAACTGATTTACGAGGTGAATGTATAATGGCAGATTTAACTTTTGCAACGCCCGAAGGTCAGACCATTGACCGCGAGCTTTTGATCGCGTATCTGAATACCGGCTCTAAGGAATCTCCCACTTGGAGCGCCATCGGTAAGCGCGTGGAGGATTCCAGCGAAGAGATGGACTGGGGTCAGGAGAGCAAACAGGACATCCTGGGCAACACCTTCACCACCATGAAGAAGCCCGTTATTTCCCAGACCTTTGATCCCATCCCTATGGATTCTGGTGACGCTGCTGCGGTGAAGATGTGGAACCTTGCCGTCAAGGATCATGACGCGCAGGCTCTTGCCAATCAGGATATGATGATTGGACACTTCTACGCTACGTCCGGTGAGGCGAAGTTTGCCGAGCGTTATGATTCCTGTGCTATTGCCGTGACGGGCATCGGCGGCGACGGCGGCGGTACGCTCAACATCACGAGTGAGATCACCTACGGCGGCAATCGTACGCTGGGCACCATTACCAAGGATACCAGTGGCGTGACCTTTACGGCAGGGGCTTAAAAACAAAGGGGCGGGCGCAAA